CACGGGGTGACTACTAGCTGACTTTGACCGGTCAGCCCGCATAAGCGGCGCTTCGGTTTGCTAACGTCTACGGACACGCGTGTGCACGCGCCCCCCCCAGTCCGCACCGGTTAGCAGTGGACCCAGGACTTCTCGTCAGGCAGCAGCCCGAGGCTGTGGAGCTCGAGCCGCAAAGCGTTGCGCATGACCGACATGCGCGTCACCTTACCATGATGTAGAAGACTCCTAGAGTCAAGAACGGCTTGCATCTCGGATTGGATCTCCGATGCCAGACCCCACGCCGCGTGGGCACTAGCCTTCAGGGATCCGGTGACCCAGTCCACCCACACGTTCCTGCTCCACGAGCGCCAGTACATGTGCGCCCAGAGCCGGTGTCGCGGGTCGATGATCTCCTTCACCTTTTCCCAGCCGCCGGGAAGTAGCTTGGAGATGATCGACCGCGCGAACGTGGTGTCCACGGTCAAGTCGGGTGGCCTAGCGTGCCGCACGGGTGCGGGCACGTAGACTACAGGCCTGATGACCTGCGTGGCAACAAGAACAGAACGTTGATCGGCCGAAGCCTTCCATCCTTGTCCCTCAACTGATTCCAGGAGTGCGACAGCTGCGCCAGATGCGAACTCGGCGTCCGCCAGCGCCCCACCCCTCGTCCGCATGTTGGCCTCAGCCATAGCCAACACGTCCTTGGGCACACGCGCCACATCCGTTAGCGCTGTGCGGCGCTTCTCCCAGGCCTCACCGGTATGCTCTTGCTCCAAAAGCTTCAGCCAACGGATCGGCGCATCGTACGCACGCACGAGCTCCATCCCCAGGCCTCCGGCGGCCTTTGGCGTGCGAAGCAGATCCTCCACATCTGCCCGCTGGCAGCGCACCATGCCGCACAGGTCGCGCACGAGATGATCACGGCATCTACGTAGATCCGCACCGCGACCAACAAGCTGCGACCACTGCTCCGCCGTGGAACGCGCCGACATCTTGCCGCCCGCCCAGGCATTGGCGTACACGACGGACGGGACCGCGCGAACCAAGTACCCCATTCGGGAGCTCGGGGTGAGGACGTACCTCAAGAACTCGGTCCTGTCCTCGTCAACGAAGAACTTCTTCGGGTTGACCGGCAGCGTGTGCATGTAGACCCTCACCATGGCGTAGGCAGCCGCCCACGAGTCCACGAACGCCAGAAGATCATCACCCTGGAAGCAAAGGCACTCTCGCGGTGGCTCCGGCATTCCCATCAACCACACCACGCCAAGGAACTCCACGTAGTTGATGATCGTGCCAAGGCCGGATGTCCAACGCCAACCGGACAGCAACCCACGCAGGTGAGCCCAGGTGTGCCCCTGCCAGTGCACACGCGCACGCCGCAAACGATGCAGCAACGCGCGCGACACCTTGTCGTGATGCTCAACGTCGGGCGAGGCTTTGCGTCCCTGAGCGGCCAACCACGAGCAGACGTCGATGATGAGGTCCATCCAGGGCACGTGATCGAAGGTGGATTGGTCGATCGGAACACCGATCTTGCTGCGGATCATGGAACGCCAGCACTTCCATCGCGTCAACTTGGACACCCGGTTGCTGAGTGTAGTTGGGAACAAGGAATCCAGCCCCTCCTCCAGCCCTTGGCACAAGTAGCTCATCTGCAGGTGCAGGGACCAAGGTGACGTGACGAGGTTGCGTAGCTTGCCCCGCTCGCGCTTCTCCAGCACGACGTAATCCGGGGAGCTGGCGTCCAAGAGCAGATCGCTGAGCTCCGCAGTCGTGCTCGCCAAGTAGGTGGAGAACTTGGTGCCCCGCGACCCACGCAGCCGCTTGCCGGTAGAGGATCCGTTCACCAACCACACGCTCGGGCTCCTAAGGAACTCGTCCACACCAAGCTGGCGAGGAAGGATCAAGGACCTGCAGAACAACCGCCCCAATCCGTGTTCAACCATGGTTCTGCGTAAAGAACCGACCTTGTCCTCAGGTTTCTCGGTGCTGACCCACCCACCTAGTTGATCAGCAAAATCTTCCGTTCCGTGCGGAGCGGAACCAAAGCAGAGGTTCCAGTCCACCAAGAACATCCAAGAGCGGCCGAACAGCATGGGACCATGCCGTTTAGCCACTGTGCCTAGAGCCTTGCATGCGTCCATGCATGGCCCGTTTGGCATACTTGCCAGCCCCAGCGCGTCGAAGACGCGCGCGACGCTGGCGCGAATACCCCTGCCAACAGGTAGGATATCGAACGCGAGCCCAACGATGTCTCGCGCCAAACCACGACCAAAAGGAGCCTTGGCTGCAATGGAGATGTTGGTCCTGTACTTCCTTTGCAGCCCAGCAAACCAGCGGTCATCCCACTCGGTGGCAGGGTCCAAGCCGTCACGCAACCGCTGGACATGGCAACGAAGCTGCACCCAAGCCTCCTCAGCGGCTACCTGGCACGGGAGGATGTCCCGAGCGCCAGGCGCTTCGCGCAGAAGGTCGTCAAGGTATAGCCGGGCAGTACCACCGCCCACGTACCATGCCAGGTTGCGCAGCGCCTTCCCGGCGCTAGCGGCGAAAAGTTGCGATGCGGCTGAACCGCTCGTTGAACGATGGTCCAACGACAACTCGTGATGTGGCTGGCGCGTCCGCCGCCCACATCGGTACCTCGTTGTGGCCGAGGCAGGCCAGCCCGCCCGGCTGGGGGGGCGATCGCGCACGCACGATGATCTTGGTCACGCTACCGTCCCCATTCGCCATGAAGACGAACGGCGCCGTGCCCACGCTCCGGTTGTGCGAACGCACCAGAGCGAAGCTTGCGTCGAATTCCTGAAGCTGCGCGCACATCTGCAGCCGGTCGAAGCTGCCGTCCGTGAGGTAGCCCAGCGGGTAAGGCGTCATGTTCGAATCCTCACCAGAACCGCTGGAGGTGTAGAAGATCCCCCGCCCGTCCTCAGCGGTGTGCGAGATGTCGAACCACTGCCCGATGTCGGCGTCACCGGCGCCATGCCGAGCCTTGACCCAGACCGGCGGCCCAAGACGTGGTGCCTCACGAGGGGGCAAGTACGGATGGGAGAAGTACATGGCGGCCGACCAGCAGGGCAACCTCTGCACCATCACCAGCTCCTCGCACCCGTGCCGCGCGCTGCCAACGCTACTGAAGTCGACGCTGAAGTCCGAGTAGACTACTTCCAGACCGGTGACGGCTCCCCACGTCGAGTTCCACTGCTGCTGCCCCAATGCTTCGAGCCTACGAATGGCCTCCGAGCCGACCTCGGTGTCCCAGTCCGCATGCCCTGCCCACCCTACACCGAACATCGTTCCGTAAGCGCCAAGCCCACCAGCCGCAACCTCTTGATCACTTGCAAGCGTCAGCATCACGCTAAGGCGCCGCATGACCTTCTCGAGCCCACGCACATCGCACGGGAACGAAGGAAAGGAGTCCTCGGCATAGCGAACGATGGCGTCGTTCTCCACCATGTAGTGGGTTATCGGGCTCAAGGCATTGCAGATGAACTTCGTGCGGGCAGGGCACTGCCGAAACGGATTGCATCCCATCGTGCAGCTCGGTACCCCAGCGGGAAGCCCGACGCGGCTACTGTCGCGCAACACCGCTTGCGAGTCCGGGTCGCCGGGATCAACATCAACCCTTGCCGCTGCGCAGAAGAGCGCTTTCCAGAGGCAAGGTGTGCCACGCCATTTCCCCTTCCAATAGCGGAAGAGTTCGGCGAAACCTTCCCTCGTGTCCAAGTCCGTACGATAGCAAGTTCCCTCCTCCCCACCATTAGGACTAGCAATGGCCTCAACGCGATTAGCGAACGAGATCACCATGCGCGCAGCCAGCACCAAAAGTTCCGGGTAGAACGCGGCCTGGTCAACAACTTGAGCCGGATCGACGCTCGGCATCGATACGAGCCGGGCTGCACCGGCAACGAATCCGACGACCGCACGACGCACCACCCAGACGAAGGTGACGCGCACCGCCTCGGCGTCATCCTTAGCACGGATGGGCTCGGTCTTGAGCTGTACGTCGGAAGTGTCCTCCGCGAATCCAATGCGCTCCCGGAACGCACCAATAGCTTCCAGCACCCACTCCGCCACCACCTCGTCCTCTCCAACACCAAGGACATCTGCCTTGTAGAAGACTTGACCAATCGAGGTCGTGTACCGTCGCTCCAACTGGTCCAACGGCGAACCAAATGCGTTCAAGCCCGTGAACAGGTGCACTGACCGGGCGCGCGGCTCGGTAGTGGGTAGTAGGTATGCCAAGCCGTACGCAGCCATGAGCCACTCCTTTCCCCGAGTAGCCCACGGCCCACGGCGCACCTGAACTTGCATCTGGTGCCTCGTATGGGATACCCATGCCGCTACGTCTCTCCATGCGGACAACGTCTGCTGTCCGTCGATCCCCTCCCGGAACGACTCCGGCCTCAGCACGATCTCCGCTCCCGTCAACAACGTCGTCATCCCAAGCGACGAGGTGATCAAGGAGGCACCGGAATGCTGGCCATTCGTGTGCTGACCAAGTGGCATGGTTTCGGCTGCCGCTGCCGCCAGCTTGGTTTGCATCTTGATGTTGCGCTGCTGCACGTACGCCTCCAGCTTGTCCGCCCGCATGCTTGGATCCCAAGTCGGCACTTCCGATTCGATGAACTGCTGTCCCAGCCGCGACAACTGGGACGCCGCTGTCGCTTGGATTTCCTCCTTCAGTTGCAAGGGAGGTCCTTTTGCCTTGGACCCCTTCCCCACCATCCATGCCGAGCTGATGGTCGGGCGAACTGCCCTCTCGAACAGCTCCTTGCGCGTACAATCCATCAGCTCCAAGTTGGTAAGGAAATCGCTGATGAGCAGAGGGTCTACTTCTGCCAACCCGGACGCGACCCTCATGCCGAAGCTGGTCTCGTTCTCCAGTGCGGACTTGTCGCCCGGGTCGTCGTTTGGGTTCCCCGTCTGTCCGAGGTGTCCCGGGGCCGCTAGCCCCGGATCGTTTTCGTTTGCCGGCTGTTCCCCACTGTCCATCTGGGGTTTGGTAGTTTTGCCACTGTCGTGTGGCGAACGTCAACCAGGATGAGCCCGGACTATGGTTGATGTCGTCCGGGCTCCCATCTTCGGCCCATGCGGCCTTGAGCACCACGTCTCCCGCCTGGAGCCGGAATCTGCTGGAAAAGCGTCCGGCAAGAACGCCCCCCTCTGCATCCGCTTCGTCAACACCCGCAATGCATCTTCTTTCGCTTCACCGAGCGCGAGGCTACCCACCCGGGGAGGTGAGGCAGACCCTAGGATAGTTTTCCTTTAGCGCTACGGACCTCGGCGGCTCTACCCTCCGAGATGGTGTTGGCTCATCACCAAAACCCTCCACTACCTGGAAGCACGCACGTTTTGGGCGAAGCACTAGGCTTCCTCCTTCCCTCACGTTCGACTGCTCTTGCCCACCCGAGCACCGCGCAGATGGGGAGCGCGCAACCTACTGGGAACCCCCCGCACCGTCCAGGTTCCAACGCGTCTCCAGCTTGCCTTGGGGCGGTCGGCTGTCCCGCCTGCAACAAGCACGTGCTACACCTTCGAAGATCGCACCCAGTAGGTCAACCGTGCGATCTACGCTAGTCCGAGAACCAGAGGCAGTCCCGGGAGGCACACTCCCGGGAGGGCTCATCAGCCAGTGCAGCAAGCATCCGCCATGAAGGCACAAAAAGATAGGATTTTCTTG